TGCTGTAAAAGCTGAAGTAATATTTCTTACGCATAATGAAGCTAAGCATGAGTACAATCTAGCCCATCAACTACCAGGAGAAGAGTATCTATGGTGTCCTGACATTCAGGAAAGTAAGACATCCCAATATGGTGGTGAAAACATCAGGTATAAGCATGATCTAAAAGCTGAGTACATCAGACAATGGGCTGAGCTACATGATCAAATTATCCCTTGGAATACAATACGTTATATATTTTAAGATATGATAAAAATTGGAAGTGCAAAATATAATGTAACTAACTTAGATCAAGTTGGTAGAAAAGTTGCTAAAGCTTTGACAAAAGATGTTGTTAATGAACACTATCTTATAACAAAGGATAAAGACAGCAATCTTAATTATTTATGGTGGATGTATAAAGATGGAAATAAGAAAGATCAATTTAATCCTTTTATTTTTAATTTTGAATTGAATCTTTTAGAAGCTCTTGATATTATAAATAAAGATCAATCAGATCACATATCTCAAATGTTAAATTCAGAAGACTTAGATAATACTTATATTGCTGTGTGTAGTATATCTTATTTAAGAAAGGAAAGAATTGAGAAGCACGGTGAATATGGAAAATCTGATAATGTATCTGATGAGTTTAAAGAAGTTATTGATAGATACCCATCTATCGTAGTTAAAAGTTATTTATCTTTTGGAAAATGAGTGAAGAAGAATTAATAGAACTAAACTTTGATAAAGTAGTAGTTACTATAGAAGAAAGCGGTGATAAAAATGATTATTACTACTACAAATATAATCTTAACGACAATTTTGTATTAATGAGTAATCCTTCTGATGAAAAAGAAGCTGGTCAGTGGTATGTAAATGATTGGGATTTAGGTATAAAAATTAAAGATATAGAAGATGTTGAATTATTGATCGCTCTTTTCAGAAAGTGGTCCAAGATCGTCTAAACTTGCGTCAACGGGCTCTTTACTTGTATGTAATTGTAGTTTTTCATTAATTATAGACATTAGAACTATTGATGCAGCTTCTTTCCAACAGTCATCGATTGTAACAGAAAGCACATCTAATGGTATAGGCGTTTTTAATATTTCTCCAGTTCTTAAATGAATATTGGTTCCTGCTTCAGGATTTCGTATATTTGTAAAAGATAACCTGGTGATATGAGTAACATTTAACTGTTCAAAATATCTTTGACCATCTTGTTCTCTAAATTCAATTCCTATAAACATACTTTAAGTGTATAATATAAAGTTAATAATTTTTTGCTTATGTTTTTAACCACATTAGTAAAAGCCGACTCTAAGTTAGGCTATGTTGATAAAAAAGATAAACTTCTTTATCAATTGTTTCTTGATAAAATAAAAGATGGACAAGAAGTAGAAGTATATTTTTCTATTAAAGGATCAAAAGCAAATGCTTCTCAAATTGCTAAAGTTCACGCTTCTATACGTGAAATAGCGTCTGAATTAGGATTTTCTTTTGAAGATATGAAACTGATTATAAAAGAAAAAGCAGGGCTTTGTTTTGAAGTACAAGACAGTGATGCTAAAAAAGTAGTGTGCAAATCTTTTGCTGATTGCAGTTACGCAGAAATTAGTTTGGCAATTGAAGCTTGTAATCAAGTAGCTGAAAAGAATAATATTATGCTTGGGTAGGTTCTACGTAACCTTCATCTCCAGGCTCTAATATCTCTTTTTCTACATATAAGTTATTTTCTTTAGCTGTTCTTTCAATTTCAGCAAGTAGTAACGTAACTGTATAAAAAGATCTTTCAAAGTCATTCATATCTTCGTATTTACCTGTCATGATTTTCTTAAGAGACTCTTCTCTTTTTGCATCATCAGTAACAGTTTGAAATAAAAAGTATGATAGAGCTTTTGTCATAAGATAATAAGACTTGTTTACTTTAATTTCTACAAGTGCATCATCTTTGAGTTCTTTTACATTAATTGCCATAATTATTAATTTTTTACAAATTTAAAAAAAATGTCAAACAAATTAGATATTGAAGATATCAAAGAGAAAGTTGCTGAAAAACTAAAACCTTCTGGATGGGACAGAATTCTTAGAGGTTTTATTTACAGTAAAGAGTTTGATGATATCATTATTACTTTAGCTAAACAAAGCAAAGATGGTAAAAGATTTACTCCGGTATTAAAAAATTGGTTTAGGGCTTTTGAAGAATGTCCTTATGAAGACTTAAAAGTAATTATTGTAGGACAAGATCCTTATCCAGGATTAAATCATGCTGATGGTATTGCTTTTAGTTTGAGTAATTCTGATACAATTCAACCAAGTTTAGAGTATATGTTTAAAGCTATAAATGATACTGTATACGATGGAATGGGTGTTTGCACAGATATGAATTTAAAAAGATGGTCTAATCAAGGAGTATTACTATTAAACACTGCTTTAACTACTGTAATTGGTAAAGTAGGACAACATCATATAGTATGGCAACCTTTTATGGCATATCTATTTGACTGGTTAACTTGGAATAACAATGGTCTTGTTTATATTTATTTGGGTAAAAAAGCTGAAGAGTGGTCACATGCTGTAAATGATAACAATTACAAGTTGTTTGCTACACATCCTGCATCAGCACTTTACAATAATCTAACTGATTGGGACTCAAATAATGTTTTTAAAACAGCAAACGAAATTCTTAAGAAGAACTATAACACAGAAATAAATTGGTAATATGGAAGACATCTTTAACAAATTAATTAAAAACAATCTTACACCTAACCAATATTATATTCTTTGGTGTGTAAAAAATAATTTAGCCCCTAAGTTCAATCTTAATCTTTCTGTTGAGATATTAAGACTTCAAAATGATGACTGGTTAAATGAAGATAAGAAACTTACTAGTAAGTCTATTATTCTTGTTCAAGAATTAGAATCTTATTTCAAGAACAGTAAGAAAAAGTCTTCTGCTAACATAATGGGAGAAGATTTTATTAAGAGAATTGATGAGTATTTAGAAATTTTTCCTAAATTTAAACTTCCATCTGGCAAATACGCTAGATCTGATAAGAAGAATTTAGAGAATAATTATAGATGGTTTTTTGAGAACCATAGTTATGATTGGGATACGGTGATTAATGCAACAAAACTATATGTAGATGAATATGAGAGACAAGGATACAAGTACATGAGAACTTCTCAGTATTTTATCCGCAAATTAAACCCCGCCGAAAAGACCTTTGAGTCTGAATTAGCAAACTATTGTGAAGTATATCAAAATGGAGGCGGGAATTACACAGAATCACATTTTAGCGAAAGAGTAGTATGAGGCGATTTAAGCTTTTTACAATTGCAGTACTGGGAAGTATAATAGGATACTTTGCGATAAATACTTTTATTGTACAAGTAAATATTTTTCAATATTTGGTAATTGAGTTTATTGTAACAATTCTTCACACATTATATAATGTAGCAAAGAATCAAGAGCAACCAGCATAAAAAACATATGAGTGATGTAAAAAAGACTCCCAAGAAAAAGTGGAATAGTCAAAGAGAAGGTTTTCAAGAATCTTTAAAATACTTGCAAGGTAGAATGCAAGGGCAAATAAAGAGTATAAGAACACCTTGGGCAAAGTTTAATGATGCAACCACAGATGGTTTAGAATGGAATACTATCAATGTTATTGGTGGTAGACCAGCAAGTGGTAAGACATTAATAGCTGAACAAATTGTTAGAGAATCTTTTGTTCTAAATCCAGGCGAAGACTTTAGAGTACTACAGTTTCAATTTGAAATGCTTGCAAGAACTTCAGCAATACGTGAGTATTCAAGTATTGTTGGTAAATCTTATAAGTATCTATGTAGTGCTGATGGTAAACTAACGACAGAAGATTTACAAAAATGTTATGATTACGCAAAAAAGAAAGTACAATATCCAATAGATGTAGTTGAAACTCCTTGTACAGTTGACGATTTCAAGGAAATAGTTAGGGATTATATGCACTTTCATGCAAGTTATGATTCAGAAGGGAATATAAAATTCAAGAATGTTATTATTACTATTGACCACTCTTTATTATTTAAGAAAGCATCTTATGAAAAAGATAAGCATGACATGTTAAATAATTTAGGAGAAGCTTTAACAGCTCTTAAGAAAATTTATCCTGTAATGTTTATTGTGCTTAGTCAGCTCAATAGAAATATTGATAATCCTGAGAGAAATGAAGATGGTAAATATGGTAATTATATTCTTGAGTCTGATCTATTTGGTGCTGATGCTTTATTGCAACATGCTGATAATCTTATCGGTATAAATAGACCTGCAAAACAAAAGATTAGATTTTATGGTCCTGATAGGTATGTGATTGACGATGACAGAGTTTTAGTACTACACTTTCTAAAATGTAGAAATGGTGATACGAGAATGAGTTTCTTTAGAGCTGAATTTGAAAAGATGAAAATAGTAGAGATGATTACACCTCCTCAACAGGAGAAACGATTAACAACCAAATAATTTTTAATTATGAGTTTAACAACAAAAAGTAGTTCTGTAAACAGAA